AGAATCTGCAACAGTTAGTGATGGAAAAATTGCAGAAGGCGTAGAAGATTTTACAGTTGATTTAATACGCAGTATCAACAAAGAAATGGGATTAAGAGTTGCTTATAACCTGAACGAAATGGATGCTCCGACAATCGTAAAACGATGGTTGTCAACCGGTTCCGTTCAACTTGACTACCTGATCAGAAATGCCGTAGGAGGAGGGTATCCGGAGGGTCGTATCATAGAGTTAACTGGTCCACCATCTTCAGGAAAATCGCATCTAGCATATCATACCGCCGCGATCGTCCAACAAATGGGTGGTCTCGTCGTCTATATTGATAGTGAGAATGCTACGATGATACAGAAACTTGCGGAAGTCGGTATTGACGTAAGAAAGAGGTTCGTATACGTTGATGAACACTGCACTCAAAATGTGTTTCACATCATAGAAACGATCGTCCTAAAGGCAAAACAATTGCCTGCAACAAAAGACATTCCAATCTTTGTTGTTTGGGACAGCGTTGCAGCAACGTCTCCAAAAGAAGAACTTGAAGGCGATTATGACCAATCAACGATGGGTCTACAGGCACGCATTATCAGCAAGGGAATGCGCAAGATCACCGGTGTCATCGGACACAATAACGTTACGTTCTTGTGCATAAATCAGTTACGTGATGCGATCGGTGTAATGCATGGTGATCCTTTGATAAGCCCAGGTGGTAAGGCAATTCCATTCCACGCCAGTCTGAGAATTAGGCTCAGTTCAGGCACGCAAGTGAAAGATAAAGAAGGAAATATCATTGGCATTCACGCGATTGTGACAATAAAGAAAAACAAGGTCGCTCCACCTCACAGGAAGTGTGAGCTTGATATCATCTTTGGAAAAGGCATCTCAGAACACGAATATGTGTTTGACGAGTGCAGGTCATACTGTGAAAACCATGAAGTTGAAGCGAGCGGAAAAAAGATCAAGCTTTCAGGCGTTGGTGGCTGGAAACAACTTCAAGTCATTGATTCACAGACTGGTGAGGTTCTCATTGAGAAAAGTTTTCATAAGCCAGATTTTGGCGATATGATGAAAGATCCACAATACAAACCATTTATTGATAAAGTTATTGATTGTGCATATACAATGGTAACAGGTGAGAAGTCTGATGGTGAATCACCAGACACAGACGATGATGTGAAAGATGGTGAATCATGAACCGCCGCAAGTTGTTACAATTGTTCGCGGTGATACCATTCATTGGGGTCTTTTTAGAAGATCCGGCTGGTGCATCACAAGAACAGACTATTTTTCTGCCTACACCTCCCGAGTTAGACTGGTGGGGGCATTTGGCAAATCAACTGGCGATCAATCTAGACAAATATCTCGAACAAAATAGCGTATCAACTGAAGAACGATATTATCTTCACTTGATGTCTTACCAGTTCTGTAGAAGTCTGCGAAACTGGGAGTTGTCAGCGAAGGATTTCCCAGAGCAAAAGATAGACGTATTGTCTGACATTAAGTTTGTTGCTATGAAACTACCCATGGATATGATAATCCACCCAGATAATGGTAAAAATGTTATTTTGACTGCTCAATCTAGGAAGTTGAGAGTTATTAGATCTTTGTGTGGAAGTCCCTTTTGGGATGGTAATGAAACCATACGTTCAGAAACAAAGGCGTTCATTGAGGCTGGTGAACAGGCTGCTCTCGACGTTCAAATTGAATTGAGACATAGCTTAAAAGAAGGACGACCGGTACGAGTTTATGCGATCTACACTCCACCGTTCTTGTCATCGATGGCTTACGTTCCAAAAGATTTTTCAGGCCACAGAGGGTTTATGATCAGATATGCAAAGGTGTATTGATGAAAAATTTAGAATATCCAAAAAATAGAGAAGCCCTTGCAGATCAATTTATTAATTCATTGAATGATTTGATTGTTGATGATAGAAAAGCTATTCAAGATCTCATTCAACATAAAGTTCGTTGTAGTGAATTTCTTTTTCAACATCCAACAATGCAAGTTGGAACTAATGTTGATGAAGGATTTCATACTATTGGAATGCTTGGCATCATCAATGGCCTTATAGGGGTGATTGAATCTGGTGAACGTGAGGGCTGGGGATTTGTTTCCGCAGTGCTTAATGATCGAGGTGAACTTGAGAAATTTGAAAGAACGAGACAATGATCTACGTTAAGATAAAATCAATTTCTGGTGTGATTCCAAAGTACATGACTGAAGGTTCTGCTGGATGTGATATCGACAGCACAGAAAAACACGTGTTACAGCCTGGAGAACGCCACCTCTTCAGCACGGGAATTTATCTCGAGGTCCCCAAAGGACACGAGTGTCAGATTAGACCGAGGTCTGGTCTTGCTTTCAAACATGGTGTGACTGTGCTAAATTCGCCCGGGACGATAGATTGTGATTACCGTGGGGAAGTTAAGGTTTTATTGATCAATCATGGACAAGAACCATTTGAAATTAGCATCGGCGATAGAATCGCACAGTTGGTATTTGCAGCTGTAAAACAGGCAAAGTTTGTGAAAGGTGATTTATCAAGTACAGATCGATCAGTTGGTGGATTCGGTAGCACTGGAATTAAGTGAACTATAGTTGATTCATGTGATACTTTAGAACATGTCAGATCAAAGACCTGTTTTAATCATTGATTGTATGAATTTGTATGTTCGTTGTTTTTGCGCATATCCTACGTTTAGTTCGCATGGATATCAAATGGGAGGTTGCATCGGGTTTCTTAAGACACTTAGAAAACTTGTTAACGAACAACAACCTCGTGCAGTTTACCTTGCTTGGGAAGGTGGAGGTTCTGTTCGTCGCAGGAGCATCTTTAAAGAGTATAAACTTAATCGAAAACCTGAAAAACTTAATCGATTTTACGGCGACGATCTCCCAGATACAGATGACAATAAGAAACATCAGATCATTGCGTTGTTAGCAATGTTGAAGTGTGTTCCCGTCTGTCAGATATATGTACAAGATTGCGAAGGTGACGACGTTGTTGCATACTTGTGTCGTGGTCCAATGAAAGACGTACCAAAAATTGTGGCATCGTCAGATAAAGATTTGTATCAGTTATTAGACGATAAAACAAAGATTTATAGTTTGCACAAAAAGACATACATTCAATCAGCAGATGTTCTAGCTGAATTCAGAGTTAACGTAAAGAACTTTGCAATAGCAAAATCGTTATGTGGTGATCCTTCAGACAACATACCAGGTATTAAGGGTGTTGGGTTCAAAACTGTTTCACAGAAGTTTCCATTTTTGGGAACCGAACAGGATATCCTGCTTCAGGATGTTTTTGATTATGCTGCAGCACATTTAGAAGACTCTATAATTTACAAGAGAATAGTTGATGAGTGGGATGACGTAAAACGTAATTGGAAATTGGTGTATTTGGATGGCGGAATGCTGTCATCTAGCCAAACAGACGTTGTAGATCATGTTATCAGTACATTTAAGCCTTTAGTGAATAAGATGGGGCTTGTTAAGCAGCTCGTCAAAGAGGGTATTGGTGACTTTGACGTTTCTGATTTTTATCACGTTTTTAACTGCATAGAAGGAATTCAATACGTATGACACAGGTCACATTTGGACAATATGGGCGTTCGTTTCAAGAAAAAATCGTACAGGCACTTTTGTCAGATAGGCAATTTGCTGAACAAATGACAGAGGTATTTGATGTCAATTATCTTGAACTCAAATATTTGACTTTTCTTGCTGACAGATACTTTGAACATGCTAAGAAATATAAAGTATTTCCTACACTACAATTGCTCGTCACTATTATTCGTGATGAACTAAAGACTGGCACAGACATAATTCTACGTGATCAGATTATTGATTACTTGCAAAGAATGAGGATGAACCCAGATCCAGGTGATCTTTCATATGTAAAAGAAAAAGCTCTTGATTTTTGCAGAAAACAAGCATTGAAGGCCGCACTTGAAACCGCTGTGGATCAAATGCAAGCAGACAAGTATGAACAGATTGTTGAAGGAATCAAAAAGGCAGTCTGTGTAGGAACAACACCTGCTCTCGGTCATGATTTTTTTACTGATTATGATGCAAGGTTCACAAAGTTGCAGCGTAACTGTGTTCCAACGGGTTTGATGGAACTCGATAAAAAGGACATTCTTAATGGTGGTCTAGGTGCCGGAGAACTAGGTTGTGTGATCGCGGCAACGGGAGTCGGAAAATGCGTGCAACGCAATACTTATGTTCATATAAAATATGTTGGAATTAAAATTAACGGAAGATCTTACAATCCATGGGACAAAATTAATACAAAACGAGGACCAATCTTTGCAAGAGACATTATTGAATCAGATGAAATTGTGTGATGTTTTATCTTGTCAAATTTGTGGAAAGCAATCATTGGGATCTTTGATTTCTCATATTACAAGAAAACATAAAATTTCAATGTGCGATTATCGTTTACAATTTCCAAATTGTAAAGTGCAACAAATGTCGCAAAAAGCAATAGAAAATAACTCTATTGCACAAAAGAAACGCTTGTTAAACGTAGAAAATAGAAAAAAATTTTTAGAATGGAGATCATTTCCATCTGAAGTCAAACATTGGACTAAAAAGGGATTTAGTGAAATTGAAGCGCAAGAAAAAATTACTGAATTTCAAAGAAATCAATCACTAAAAGGAAATAATGAAAAAACTCATATCAAACGAAGTTTGAAATATAGCGGTGATAAAAATCCAATGTCATTAACGTCAATTTCAAACCGAGAAGGCGTTACTAGAAGTGAAGCATCAAAGTTGACACCATGTTTTGGTCGAACTGGTGATAAACATCCAATGTTTGGAAAGAAGCATACTGATGAAGAATTG